CCTCACTCCGCCAGATCTGGCGTACGGGTGCCGTGACTGCGAAGCCACGGCGTGCTGGCCACAGGGCCGGCGCGAGCATGGAGTGCGTGATGGTGCACGAGTAAGAATTCCAGCAATCTTCCCAGATCTTAGGGAAGGTGAAGAACTGCGGCAAAGGGGCAATTTTCTTCATCGAGGCGAGGTATTCCTCAGCCTTGAGCTGTTGTTCTACAGTCACACCATAGAGCGTCTCAACAAGCAGACGAGTCTTCGGCCCAGGCTCTACACGTTCAGGGATACTTAAATCACCGTACTTGTGGAGCCGCTCGTAGACAGAGTCATTTTGCGAGGCTTTCTTTACGCTTTCTCTCAAGCTCAGGTCGGCCGTGAGGCGAAGGCCTGCATGCCCCAACTCCTGAAGTATGGGACAACCTGGGAACTGATAAATCATTGAGTAAGACTTGGCCCTCAGAAGCATCCGAAGGGTCGTGTTACGGGCATTCGCATACCGTGAGTCCGTCCAGCCAAAGTTAGCAGTGGCTTTCCTGACGTCTGTCACATTGATAAGCTCCTCCGTATCGAACACGATCCCGCAAAAACTCGCGAGAGCCAGCTCGTCCCATGTCTCTAGCTTGATGAGGAGTCCAAGCTCTTCAAAAGCAGAAGCAGTTAAGGGTTTCCCCTTGAAGACGAATAGACCGTCGTCGCCCTCCACGACGCCGTCGACTTCTGTGCATCCGCTCCGGGCCGCCAAAAAGAAGAACACAAGCAGGTTTGTGATTCCATTTCCGAGTGAGGTCACCATCTCACCGGACATTCGTTTGGCTAGCACGTATGCCGTGAAGTTTTTAAATTCACAGACATTGAAGTGAAGCATGGCAGCGCGCATGATCTGTAGGACCTCTTGCGCGGTGCCACACTTCGAGACAAGGTGTTCATAGACCACGAACTCGCACGCGGTCATCAGTTCTTGTGTGAATAACGCTTCGAACGACGTATAGTCCGTCGCCGTGTACTTAGAGCCTAAGCGCTTGAGTTTATTTGTGATGTAAGAAGGGCGATCAGCATTCGGGATCTTCTTGATGAAAGAATGATGTTTGAAAACCTGTGCTTCCATGGCCCGGCATAGAGGTCCGACCAGGCACTTGAACTCGTCCGACCGCGAATTAATCGCTCTGAAATGTTTCCAGTCCGGGTAGGCTTCATCTTTGCAAAAGGACTTGCAGTGACTAACCTTGACCTTGGACAACCCCCCCGTCTTAAGGTAGGAGGCGTACTTATTCCTGAGTTCATTCTTGCGGCCTTCCGGGTAAGGCGTTTGGGCCAACCACGACTCAAAGGTCAAGTCGTAGTCTGGACTTATGGGCACCAGGTTCTTTCGACACCATCGGCGCGTGAAGCGCGCAAGTGCTCTTAACAACTTGCGTGACGCTTTTGGGGGCTCACGGCCGTGCCGATGCTGAACCCCCTCCATCAGTGAGTTTGAGCATGAGAGATCCGGTCGGGGCAAAACCACGCCTTGCACGTGGCAGCCCAAGGAGCATGCAGCCATTCGTCTGAACTGGCTTGGTTTCCTCTTCTCCGTAAAGGACAACGAAGGGTCGGGCGCCGCTGGAAGAACTAGCGGCACCTCATCTGACCGATAACCTAGCACACCTACACGACCCAGGCAGTCGCCTGGGACCCGACGGAGGGGGCCATCGCGAAAGGGAGCCTTTTGCGGACGCGTTGCGAATTCTTCCACCACGCGAAAGCC